AGAGAAGTCGCCACGGCTGTTACTTCCTCGTGGTTTGATCCCGTTACTCTGAGGTTGTTTCCGCGAAGCTCCATGTAGCAATATGAGCAACGCCGAGCTTCATCACCTCCGACCGGTTCAATTCGAAGCTCATGCGCGTGAGGATTCAAGCCGCATGATGGACAGAACGCTTCTAGCGCTTTATCTACTGAATCATCACTTGTCCGCTCCGTCATGTCTCGATCTTACCCGAAGCCCCTCGACGCGGCCAGAAAAACGCACACATCCCAAGCAGTCCGCTCCTGACTGCTTCCGTCTGCTCGCGCTTCACAAGCAGGTAGTTGTCGAGGCAGCGTCTTAGCACCTCTCCTACCCGCAATAAGTGATGCCCAGCCCCCGCGAAACCATCCTCACCGCACTGCACGCGCGGCTTTCTGCGCTGCCCGCCACAGTCCTGCGCGGCGAGGTGCTGCCCGAGCGCGTGCCGGCCGAGGGCCTGCTGATCCTGCGGGACGGCGAGCCAGGCGAGCCTGAGGTCACGCTCTCGCCGCTGGCCTACCACTATCAGCATCGGGCCGAGATCGAGGCGGTCGTGCAGGGTTCCGACCGTGACGCCGCATTCGACGCGCTGACTGCCAGCATTGGCGCAGCACTGGCCGCCGACCGGACGCTGGGCGGGCTCTGCGACTGGGTCGAGGCGGAAGCGCCGCGGCCCGTGGACCTGCCGGTCGAGGGCGCGGCCAGCCTCAAGGCCGCCGTGATCCCGGTGGTGCTGCACTATTCCACGGCCGATCCGCTCGGCTGATCCCGACAACTCGAGGAGAACACCATGGCACGAGCCCAGGGGGCGCGGGCGCTGATGGCGCTTGCGTTCGAGACGACCTATGGAACGCCGCCCGCCAGCGGCTTCACCCGCATGCCCTTCGCCAGCACTTCGCTCGGCGCCGAGCAACCGCTGCTGAACTCGGAACTGCTGGGCTACGGCCGCGATCCGCTGGCGCCGATCAAGGACGCGGTGACGGCCGACGGCGACGTCGTGGTGCCGCTCGACGCCGAGGCCTTCGGCTTCTGGTTGAAGGCGGCCTTCGGCACGCCTGCGACCACGGGTGTGGAAGCCCCGTACAGCCACGAGTTCCAGTCGGGGTCCTGGACGCTGCCCAGCATGTCGATCGAGACGGGCATGCCCGAGGTGCCGCGCTATGCGATGTATTCTGGCTGCGTGCTCGATCAGATCACGTGGCAGATGCAGCGCTCGGGCCTGCTAACCGCGACGGCCCGGCTGGTGGCGCAGGGCGAGACGGTGGGCACGACCACCAGTGCTGGGACGCCCGCCGCGCTGGAGCTGAAGCGTTTCGGGCATTTCAACGGCTCGATCACGCGGAACGGCTCGGCCCTCGGCAACGTCGTCTCGGCCGAGATCACCTATGCCAACAACCTCGACCGCATCGAGACCATCCGCTCGGACGGCCGCATCGAAGGGGCGGATCCTTCCATCGCGGCGCTGACCGGCCGGATCGAGGTGCGTTTTGCTGACCAGACGCTGGTGACGCAGGCGATCAACGGCGAGGCCTGCGAGATGGAATTCGCCTACGTCCTGCCCTCGGGCGACAGCTTCACCTTCACCGTGCACGCCGTCTACCTGCCGCGCCCCCGGATCGAGATCTCCGGGCCGCAGGGCGTGCAGGCGACCTTCGACTGGCAGGCGGCCCGCGACAGCGTGGTCGGCCGGATGTGCACCGCCATCCTCGTGAACGATGTGGAGACCTATTGATGCTGACGCTCGACCTGACCAACGCGCCGCGCTGGCACAACCTCGCACCCGGCGTCCGGGTCCAACTGCGCCCGCTGACCACCGCGCTGATGGTGGCGACGCGCAGCGATCCGGCCGTTGAGGCGGTGCCCGAGGAGGCTTCCGACGAGGAGCGCGCGGTCGCCTTCGCCAAGGCGCTCGCGCGGCGGGCCGTGCTCGCCTGGGAGGGCATCGGCGACGCCGACGGCAACGCCATCGACCCCGGCCCCGACGCCATCGACGCGCTGCTCGATGTCTGGCCGATCTTCGAGGCCTTCCAGCTGACCTACGTCTCGAAGGGCCTGCTGCTGGAACAGGAAAAAAACGCCTCCGCGCTCTCGCCGAGTGGTCCTTCGGCGGGGGCGAGCGGTACTGCGAAGCCTGCACGCAAGCCTGCCCGGACTGCCCGGCGCGGCTGAACCGTCCGGCAACGCCGGAGGGTCGGCAGGTCTGGGACCTCGTCGGCCGTCTCGGCGGACAGCTGCGCGTCCTGCCCGGTGCGGTGATCGGCTGGGATCTGACCGCAGCGCTCGCGCTCGGTGACGCGCTCGGCGTGCCGCCGCTCGCCACGGCCGAATTTCTGCCCGTCATCGAAGCGGTGATGGTCGCCAAGCTCAACGAACAGATGGATCACACCCATGGCTGAGAAGAGGGTCAGCGTCCGCCTCGCGGCCGTGGGCGGACGGCAAGTGCGCGCCGAACTGGAAGGTGTCGGCGAGGCCGGGTCGCGCGGCTTCGGACGACTGAGCCGCGAAATGGAGGCGGCGAACGCCCGGCTCGTCGCCTTCTCGCGCCGGGTCCGGGTCGCAGCAGCCGCTGCCGTGGCGGCGGCCGCCGCCGCTGGTGTGGCGATGATCCGGTCTGGTCTCCAGACGGTCGATGCGCAGGCCAAACTCGCGCAGTCGCTCGGCACCACCGTCGCCTCGATCCAGACGCTGGAACGCGCAGGCGAGCTGGCCGGTGTCTCCATGTCCGGCATCGAGCAAGCCACCAAGGATCTGACGCGCCGTCTCAGCCAGGCGGCCGCCGGGACCGGCCCCGCCGCCGATGCGCTCGACCGGCTCGGGCTATCGGCCGACGAGCTGATCGCATTGCCGCTGGACCAGCGCGTCGGCGCGATCAACGCCGCCATCGAGAGCTTCGTGCCCGCCGCCGAACGCGCCGCCGTCGCGGGGCAGCTCTTCGGCGAGGAAGGCTCCATCGCGATGAGCCGGATCGACACCGCGACGCTGCGCCAGGCGACCGAGGACGTGCTCGCGTTCGGTGTCGTCGTCTCCGAACAGGACGCCGATCAGATCGAGCGGACGAACGATGCCATCTCAAGGCTTGGCCTGATCTGGCGCGGGCTGTCGAACCAGCTGGCGGTCGCCGCGGCCCCCGCGCTGGAGGCCGTCGCCAACGCCATGGCGGCGGTGGCGAGCCGCACCGGGCCGCTCGGCATCGCGATCCGCGGCCTCTTCGACAACATCGGCCGCCTGACCACCTATGCCGCCACCTTCGCCGCATTCCTCGCGGGTCGCTGGGTGGCTGGAATGGCCGCCGCCGCGCTCTCCGTCCGCGGCCTCGCCACGGCGCTCGTCGTGCTGCGGGGCGCGCTGATCCGCACCGGGATCGGGGCGCTCATCGTGGGCGCGGGAGAGCTTGTCTACCAGTTCACCCGTCTCGTCTCCGGTGCGGGGGGCTTCGGCGAAGCGATGTCGCTCCTGAAGGATCTCGCGGTCGAGGTCTGGGAGCGGATCCGCATGGGCGCGGCGGCGGCGGGCGCTGCCGCCACGGCGATGTTTTTCGACCTGAAGGCGGACGCCGCATCGGGCATGCAGAGCGCCATCGAGAGCGTCGTCGGTTTCGGCAACACGGCGGCGAACACGTTCGAAGGCGCCTATGAGGCGATCAAGGCGATCTGGGGCCTGCTGCCCGCCGCCATCGGCGATCTGGCGTTCCAGGCGGCCAACAGCCTGGTCGACGGCGTCGAGGCGATGCTGAACGGCGTTGTCTCGCGCATCAACGGCTTCATCGCCGGCATCAACCAGGGGCTGGAAGCGCTCGGGTCCGAGCGCCGGATCTCGCTGGTGCCCGACCTCGACCTGGGCGAGATCGAGAACCGCTTCGAGGGCGCGGCCAGCGCTGCCACGACGGCGGCGCAGGCGGCGTTCGAGCGGGCCTTCGAGGACAACCCGCTCACCGCGCCCGATCTCGGCATGACCGACGCGGCGAACCGCGCGCTCGAGTCGGCGAACCTCTATCGTGGGGCCGCACGCGATCTGGCCGAAGGGGCCCGCGCACCGCTGGAAAGCTGGCAGGCGCTGCGCGATGCAGTCCGAGGCACAGACGAGGACGGCGCCGACGCTTTGGCCGAGACGACCGCTGCGGCGGAGCGGCTGGAGACGGCGCTCGGCGATGCCGGACGCGCCGCGACGGATGCAGGCGCGGCGGCCGGAGCTGCCGCTGGTGCAGCGGAGCCCGCGACCGAGGCAGCCGTCACCGGCTGGCAGGCGGTCACGGCAGCGCTGTCGGACTATGCCAGCAAGGCCCGCGAGATCGGCGGAGACATCGGCCAGAGCCTCGTCGGCGCTTTCCAGTCGGCCGAGAACGCCGTGGGCCAGTTCGTGAAGACCGGCAAACTGAACTTCCGCGACCTCGTCACCTCGCTGTTGGCCGATCTCGCCCAGCTGGCGGCGCGGCGTTTCATCCTCGGGCCGATCGCCAACGCGCTCTCGGGCGTGTTCTCAGGGGCGGGCGGCATTTTCGCCAACGTCCTGCATGCGGGCGGGATGGTCGGATCGGCAGGGCCCTCGCGCATGGTCCCGGCGATGGCCTTCGCTGCTGCGTCCCGGATGCATGGCGGCGGCATGGCCGGACTTCGCCATGACGAGGTGCCCGCGATCCTGCAGCGCGGCGAGCGGGTGCTGTCGCGCCGCGAGGCGCAGAGCTACGACGCGGGCGGCGTCAACGTCACCATCATGGCGCGTGACGCCGAGAGCTTCCGCCAATCGCGCACGCAGATCGCGGCCGACATCGCCCGCGCGGTGTCGCTCGGGCGCAGGGGGCTCTGAGCCATGGCGTTTCACGAGGTCCGGTTTCCCGAAAACGTCAGTCGCGGCGCGCGGGGCGGGCCCGAGCGGCGCACGCAGATCGTCGAGCTCGCCTCGGGCGACGAGGAACGCAACGCCATCTGGGCGAACAGCCGCCGCCGCTATGATGTGGCCTACGGGATCCGCCGCGCCGACGATCTGGCGGCGGTGGTCGCCTTCTTCGAGGCGCGCAACGGTCGCCTGCACGGCTTCCGCTTCAAGGACTGGGGCGACCACAAGTCCTGCCTGCCCTCGGGCACGCCATCGCCGACCGATCAGGCCATCGGCACCGGGGATGGCACGACCACCGCTTTCCAGCTGGTGAAGTACTACGCCTCCGGTGCGCAATCCTGGTCGCGTGCAATCGCCAAGCCAGTGGCGGGCACGGTGCGCATTTCGCTCGGCGGGATCGAGCAGCCCTCCGGCTGGTCGGTCGACACCGCCACCGGCGTGGTCACCTTCGGCACCGCGCCGGGCGCTGGCATCGCGATCACCGCGGGCTTCGAATTCGACGTACCGGTCCGCTTCGACACCGACGCGCTCGACGTGACGCTCGACCTCGAGCGGCTCGGCTCGATCACCTCCATTCCGCTTCTGGAGATCCGGCGATGAACGACACCGGCAGCTTCGTCGCGGCCGTGCTGCGCGAGCTCGCTGCCTCGACGGCTGTGATCCTCGCCGCCTGGGGCGCGCTCGGCGGCGCGACCAACGCGCTGACCACGAAGATGCACCTGCGCGACGCGCTCCGGCACATCCTGCTCGGCGGTCTGATCGCCGCGGGCATGGGCAGCCTGTCGATGGCCGTGATCACCGCCTGGCTCGGCCTGCCGCCCGAGGCGATCCCCGCGGGCGGGGCAGCAGGATCGGCCGCCTATCTCGTGGGCGTCTTCGGCCCGGCCTTCATCGAAGTGCTGCTGGCCCGCCTGCGTCGTGCCAAGCGGGGCGACGGCGATGAATGAGCTCATTCGCCTCGCGCGCTCCCTCCGCTGCGACCCGGCCGACCCAAGAGCAGCCTTCGCCCACCGTCTGCGCATCGGCTTCGCCGTCGCGGCGCTGATCCTGATCCTCTCGCTTCTCCGGTAACCCCATGCACATGACCGACCGGGGCCTACTGGCCCTCGTCCGGCACGAAGGACTCGTGCCCGGACCCTATCTCGATGTGAAACAGGTCTGGACCTTTGGCATCGGCCACACGGCCGCGGCCGGGCCGCCCGATCCGGCCAGCATGCCGCGCGGCATGCCCGCTGATCTGGACGCCGGGATCCGCGAGGCGTTCCGGGTCTTCCGCGCCGATCTTGCGCGCTACGAGGCCGCCGTCCTGCGCGCCGTGAAGGTGCCGCTGGCGCCGCACGAGTTCGATGCGCTGGTCAGCTTCCACTACAACACCGGCGGCATCGCCAAGGCTGCACTGACCCGCCACCTCAATGCCGGCAATCGCGTTGCAGCCGCCGACGCGTTTCAGAACTGGCGGCGACCGGCCTCGATCATCCCCCGCCGGGAGGCCGAGCGCGACCTGTTCCGCCATGGCCGCTATCCCGGCGGAACCATCCCGGTCTGGTCCGTGGATCGTGCAGGCCGCGTGGATTTCTCGCGGCCGATCCGACGCCTGACCGAGGATGAGGCTCTGGCCTTGGCTCGCGGGCCGTCGCCGCTGCCGAGGCCACCGGTCTTCGAACCTGCACCTGACGCGCCGACCGGCTGGCTCGCCCGGCTGACCGCCTTCTTCTCCACCCTGCTCCGGAGGGCTTGATCCCCATGCGCTACGTCCGACCCAACTCGCTCACCTGGTGGGCGGGACTTCTCGCCATGCTCACCGGCATCGCCTCCCTCGCGCTGCCAGCCACCGGTCCGCTCGGCGAGTTGTCCCGTCTCGTCGCGCTGCTCGCCGGCTCAGGCGATGCCTCGCCGGCGGGGCTGATGTTCCTTGGGCTGGGCCTGATCGGCCTGCGCGACCGGATCGAGCGCGGGTTCCGCGGCGATGCTTGAGTTTCTCGCAGGTCTGGTCGTGGGCGGCTTCCTCGGCGTCTTCGTCGCAGCCCTCTGCGTCGCCGCCGCGCGGGGGGAGCAGCACGATGGCTGATCTGGTCGCGGCCTTGGGCGCGGTCGGAGGCGTCGTCCTCGGACTGGTCTGGGGGCGCGCGGAAGGGGAGCGCACGGGCAAACGGGAGGCGGAACGCGATGCGATGGAAGACAAGATCAAGCGTGTCGAGCGGGGGCGGGATGCGGTTCGCGACGGGCGCGGCGCTGGCGATCCTGCTGACCGGCTGCGCCGCAACGATGGGCGCTGGTGATGCGGGCTGCGCCTCCTACGCCGAGGCTCGGCTAGGCCGACCTGCTGCCGAGACCGTCGCGGAGGTTCCGCCGGACTGGGCGGACTGGATCGCCGATCTCGACGACCGCATGACGGGAACCTGCCGATGAAAACCCTCTCGCCCGCCCTGCAGGCCCATCTCGACGAGGGCACGACGACGCTGGCCTGGTGCTGGCGGATCACGCGCGCCGACGGCGTCACCTTCGGTTTCACCGATCACGACCGGACGCTGAGCTTCGACGGGACCGACTTCGAGCCCGAGAGCGGGCTGACAGCTTCGGAGGTGCGCTCCGGCTCGGACCTGTCGGTCGATGCGCAGGACGCCGAGGGCGTGCTGACCTCGGACCGGATCACCGAGACCGACATCCTCGACGGTCGCTGGGACAACGCCGAGGTCGAGGTCTGGCGTGTGATCTGGGTCGACACGTCGCAACGCGTGCTGATGCGGCGCGGGGCCATCGGCCAGATCCGCCGCGGTCGGCTCGCGTTCGTCGCGGAGGTCCGCTCACTCGCGCATGTGCTGGGCCAGACGGTCGGGCGGACCTTCCAGGCGACCTGTGACGCGGCACTCGGGGACGCGCGCTGCGGCGTCGATCTCGAGGATCCGGCCTTCAAGGGCACCGGTGCCGTGATCGATCTCCTGCGCGACCGGGCCTTCACCGCCTCGGGGCTGGGCGCATTCACGTCCGGCTGGTTCACCTTCGGCACGCTCGAATGGACGAGCGGTGCGAACGCGGGGCGGCGCACCGAGGTCCTAGGCCACGACGTGACGGACGGAGTCGCGATCCTGACCTTGCTCGAGGCCCCCGTGCGCGCGATCGCAGAGAGCGATGCCTTCACCATCCGCGCGGGCTGCGACAAGCGCATCGAGACCTGCGGGGCCAAGTTCGCCAACACCGCCAACTTCCGGGGTTTCCCGCACATACCCGGCCAGGACGCCGTTCTCCGCTACGCCACCAAAGATGGCGGGCACGAAGGGTCCGTGTTGTGACCTCCACCGATCCCACCCGCGTCATCGCCATCGCGCGCTCCTGGCTCGGCACGCCGTATCACGACCAGGCGAGCCTGCGCGGTGTCGGCTGCGATTGCCTCGGGCTGGCCCGGGGCGTCTGGCGCGAGGTCGTCGGTCCAGAGCCGTTCCCGATCCCGCCCTACAGCCGCGACTGGGGCGAGACCGGGCCGAGCGAGGTGCTGGCCGAGGGCACGCGGCGGATGATGATCGAGGTGGAACCGGCGGCAGCCGGTCCCGGCGCGCTGGTGCTGTTCCGCATGAAGCCGCGCGCCATCGCCAAGCATGTCGGGATCGTCACCGGGCCCGACACCTTCCTCCACGCCTACGAGCGGCTCGGCGTGATCGAGGAGCCGCTAAATAAAAGCTGGCGGCGGCGCATCGCCTTCGCTTTCCTGTTCCCGCAACGCTGAGACCCCGACATGGCAACGCTTGTCCTCGGTGCCGCTGGCGCTGCCATTGGCGGCAGCATTGGCGGCGCGATCCTCGGCGTCAGCGCCGCCACCATCGGCGGCTTCATCGGCTCGACCATCGGCTCGGTCGTCGACAGCTGGATCATCTCGTCGCTGGCGCCCACGCAGCGCATCGAGGGCGCGCGGCTCGACACGCTGCGCATCACCTCCGCTACAGAAGGCGCGGTCATCCCGCGGCTCTACGGCCGGATGCGCATGGGCGGCAACATCATCTGGGCGACCGATTTCCGCGAGGAGACGAAGACCACCACCCAAGGCGGCGGCAAGGGCGGCGGGGGCGGCAAGGTCAAGACCACGGAGTATCTCTACTACGCCTCCTTCGCCGTCGCGCTTTGCGAGGGACCGATCACCGGCATCGGGCGCATCTGGGCCGACGGCAAGCCGATGGACCTCTCCGGCGTCACCTGGCGCTGGTATCCGGGCGACGAGGCGCAGACGGCGGACCCGTTCATCGCCGCGAAGATTGGCGCGGCCAGCACGCCCGCCTATCGCGGCACCGCCTATGTGGTCTTCGAGGAACTGGCGCTCTCCACCTACGGCAACCGACTGCCGCAGCTCTCCTTCGAGGTGTTCCGGCCGCTTGCCGACCCCGACACCGCCGAGGGGCTGACCCGCGCCGTCACCATGATCCCCGCCTCGGGCGAGTTCACCTACGCGACGCAGGCGATCCGCAAGACCGACGGCGGCGCGACGGTGCCCGAGAACCTGAAC